ACGATAGGAAAGGTGATTTGGACTTTAGATGATCTTTCTCTATCTCTATACTATTTCTTTCATTCAGTACACACTTCAGTAAATATGATTTACCAACCCCTGATGCACCACATATAAATACATTCTTTCGTTCAGTGAGATATTTCTTCAATAATTCAATTTGTTTTGTGTGAAGTGTGGTAACAGGCTCTTCTTTTTTTTGTTCAATTATTTTAATGAAAGAGTCCATTGATGATCTTACTAATCAAGCCATAGATTTAGTGCTTGATAATGACGCACTACAAGAACGTATCGTAAAACCTTTAAAAAGGAAAATTTTACCATATGCAGTATGTGCCGCTTTAACTAACATTGTTGTGCTTATTCTTTTGGTATACCTTGCTCAACGTCTGTCTCTTCTTCAGACTCCTCAGGTGTAACTTCTTCCTCTTCCTCTTCCTCTTCCTCTTCCTCCTCCACTTCATCTTCAGAAATCATATCTTCTAAAAGTTTACTTTTTTCTTGATATTCATTCTTTGATCGTACCAGCTCTCCAATTTTACTGAAGGGACCACCCTTTGTAATAGACTCCGGTACACTCGCACGTTTATACTTCGGAATTGCACGAACATCTAGGATTTCTGGTTTTGTAAATGTGTTATTCAGGGGGTATTGCTTTTCAAAATCATTCAGGATACTTGTTGGAATGGAAGGTGACTGTTCTATTAGACGATCATATTCAGCTTTACATGTGTTTACAAAATCTAAACCATCTGAATAACGTTCTCGTCGGGCCAAAGCCAACATGAGACGGATATTTCTAGATAGAAGACCATATGATAACGCGGCCGCCTTGTGATTCTCCATCAACTCATTAATCTTTAAGAAATTTGAAATCGTCGCTATGAGACCAGCAATCAAGTTAAGACCACCAATGATAGATGGAACCACCCCCCTTATTGATTCTGGGAATTGATCTTGCGCAAAGTTCGCTGTACCAGTAAGAGTTGATAGAACAATAACAGGTAAAGTAAACCGCATTGAGAGTTTCTTGTACATAAAATACGCCCGATGATTCATGAACCTATAACACCCAGCCGCCTCACCCCATTGACGTAATATATTTTCATGTTGATCGTTCCAACTGATTTCTCTTAGCTCGAGTTCTTTTTCTTTCAGAGCTGAGGTAGACATACCGCTAAAATTTTCTACGCTCATCTTATATTAGATGAATATAATTTTTTGGATTCATCTTGTTTTTCTGATAGCTATTCTCGTGATTCCCTTCACAAATGACAGGCGTAACCTGGAGTTTTATTCTATACTCATCCCATTCTTATTTTATCATTGGTCAGTAAATGATGACACATGTGCTTTAACGCAAGCTGAAATGTATGTGACCGGTCAACAGAAGGAGGAGACTTTTATGCATCGCGTCGTGAGCCCCATATATAAGATGGAAGATAACGATGTAAATAATCTCACAAAAACAGTATTCTTCGCGTTATGGGCTGTTGTACAATATCGTCTCGGACGTTTTGATGTGTTTATAAACGATTTCAAAGATCTCACTAGTGGTAAAATTCCAAAATAATATAAAGATTTTGAACCAGTAGTAGATATAACATGAGTACCTCTCTTTACGAATACGAACAACATGAACAAAATCTCAATCACCTCGGTATTCAAAAAAATGCATTGGAAACAAATTACATGAAATCTGCTGATCTCATTGAGAGGGAGATGAACGATATTGATAGGCGTATCACGATGGCGAAGTCTGATATTAAGAGGGAATTACTCAAAAATCAGTATCAATATCTCATTCAAATGACTAACAAACTTGATGAAGATTTTACCACTCAGAAAGGTGAGTTTGAAGAAATAATTGAGGAGACTAAAGGGCGTATGGTAATTCTCAATGAGCAGATTAAGGGTGAGAAGAACTCTCTAGATTATAACATTGATCAGCTCAAGGAGTATATGAATAACCCGGGTACATACAATATGTCTCAAGTTTTGGAGAAGATTGTAAACTCTCTAGAGATTATCCGGGATAAAAAGAAGAAAAAGAAGTCTACTTCTTCTGCATGAGTTCATGAACACGTTTCATAAACTCCTTATTACGACGCACGGTAGGATCCGCTTTGATAATTCTGAGTAAAGCAGCTGATGGTATCTTTGGACTGTTACCTCTAGGTTTGGGAGTGGGTTTTAATTTTTTACGCGCACTCTGGATCTGTTTCGTGGTTGGCATTATACTTTAGGTGAATATTTAAACTGATCAAACATGTGAACTGATATCTTAAAGTTATGATACAGGATCATACATACAGCATCAGCTATGTCATGCTTTCTCTCGTATGGAATATCAATACCTGTATATTTGTCACATAGGCTAATAGTCCTTTCCTTTCTCTCGTCGTAGTTTAGGTGTCTCATACCAAAATGTACATGCATGCTCACAGGTGAAACTAGTATAACTTTATCTTTGAACATGTAATTTAAAAGTACCTCAATATTTGTAAAACCAATGGGCGGTTGTCTCTCTATTAGGATTGTATCTGCACTATCGAATATATCTCTATGATCATCCACCATAAGGGGTACCAGGTCAACTATACCATTTGTTTGAATGTATTTATAGTCTTCTAAACTCACTTTCTTTATATACTTCACATCAATCTTTGGTCCATCCCCACATTCGGCCACAACGAGACCCATATTATGGTACCCAATATCTATGGCCAGTACCTTCATATCTTTATATAAAAGATTTTCCTTAACTATAGTAATGAAGATTAAGAACAAGACAAAGACACAGCTCCTCTGGGGTGCTCTCATTGTCCTCGTGCTCGTCGTGGGATATATGTATCAAAATCCCAAAGTGGTTGAAGTTCCAGTAGACGTTCCTGTCCCTGTGATGCCGATTCAACCTAGATTTATGGAACGCCAAGAGAGACCCCATAGTCCAGAGTTTAGACAAGCACCTATCAAGCAATACAAACCTGGACATATGCAACAGATGGGTGTCCTCATCGGTGATGGTGATGAGACCCTACCTCTCTACGGTAAAGAAGTCAGAGGACGCCGCGACCGCTACAATTTCTACACCACAACAGGTGGTGAAAACCTCTACCCATTACCCATCAGTATTGACTCGCGCGATTGTATGGATGACATTGGCTGCCAGGAACTATATGGAAATGAAGCAGTCTCAGTGACCGGTAAAACTGGTTCATTCAATGTTACTATGTACAGAACGGATGATTTTTTCTAATTATTCAGACCGACTAAATCGGTGTGCAGTATCTGTACCTACCATCGTAGTGGAGAAGATACTGCATAGACAACATACGAGCATACCCATCATCATTGGTGGACTTTTCATAGGTGCTTTCATACCACCGTAAAGCATCATCATACAACACATACACGAAGATATCAATGAAATTAATGTACTTGAGTCAAGATCTTTATCTTTTTGAAAAGCGACAACTGGTGCGGTAAATAGACTGAGATTCATTTATAATACACTAAGAAAAATTATTTCGTAGGTTCATAACAATATCAACCTCCCCCCCTGGAAGGACTGGTGGATTTCTCGAGAATTTCCTCTTCATTCTCAAGAGTTTCAACATAGTTTCGTCATCTAGATGGTGGAAAAACTCCACGAGTTCTTCCATATCGCGCATACCCATATCTTCCTTTTGCGCTTGAACATATGGCCATGTTTGCTTTCTTAATTCAGCCACTTCCTCCTCAAGCTGTCTAATACGTGGCAGTAGAACTTTTGTAATAACAGCCCCCGATTCCATGATACATATATAGGTAAATTCTTTATACCAACCACGTCCCACATACATATTTTACACCTCCGTTTTTAACGGGGGCACCTCTATGAACATATGTCCATGACGATGGGAATATGAGTAATTTACCTTGCTTTGGTCTAACCCTTTTACCACCCCAAAATTCGGTACAGCCACCTTGATCTTCCTCTAATGTGTTTAGGTATAATAGCATTGTAAAATTACGAGGTACTTTACCCTTAGAGTGGTCATCAGTGTGCCAATGGTAATATTCACCGGGGCGAAATTCCTGAATAAAATACCCTTCATCTTTGACATCATCAAAAAAACCACTTGACACTTTTTCTGATGTAAAATTTGATACGTATACCTGATATTCTTTTAACGCTTTTGAAAAAACTTCAAACATATAGTTGTCAATATCTTTCCATTCACCCAAAGCCGAAAAATGTAGATTAGTTGATTTTCTAGCATCTGTATTCA